TGGATATTGTTCTAACAAACGTATGACAAATGGATTTGTATTGAAGCATAAAACACCGATATATTCTTCATCTATGAGATGAAACACAGGAGATGCCATTTTTATAAAAGTAAAAACATATTAAGATGTGTCAATTTTAATCCAGTTGTAAATGATCACTTTATCTTTTAATTATTACGCTAGTTATGAGTTGGTCACTTTAGTGACTTAATTATTACGGATCATAATCGTAGCTAAAAAGATAAACGTGATGAGGAACGGCAAGAGGAACACGAACCAGGACAACGAGCCGTAACCATTCTTGCACATCAGGTCCAGGACAAAGGTCCAGAATAAGATGTAAATACCATTCAGGATAAAGACAACGGTATTATTTCCTACATCACAGCTGTAATCCCCGATGCAGAGCTGGTCGGGGGTATCCAGATTGGACAAGCCCACTAAAATCATCCCGAGAAGCGAGAGAAAAAAATAGAGGGTGGCAGGAGTACACATATTGGTGAGATCAAAACCTTCTTGAGTCTGAGAACGTAGTTTGGCCATATAATTAGAAACAATATTTTAATCTAGGAGTAATGGTTTAATTAAGGTAAACTGTTGGGTGACAAAGGGTGCCTGGGAAGTCTGTCCAACAATCGTAGGTATAGGTACGCTAAACATATTCATGGCAGACTGAGACATAAATCCTAAATTGGAGAATATACTTCCAATTTCACTCATGGGCGCGGATCCGCCCTTCATCTTCGTCGACTTGGACAACTGTTTTGTACGCGTATTCTTTCTCTTAGGTTTTCGCTTTAGGCGTTTGGTTATTCGCATAAAATAGGAGAATATTTTATCCATACACTCTACAATGGAACGAGGACTGATGATGGTTTTGCACGCGCTGATGATCGGTATTGTTTTGTACCTGGTGATGGTCTTTGGCCTCAATCAAGAGCCGGATGTAGCGGAAGACCGCAGTGTCTTGTTGGGCGCGGTTGTGTTGGTGTACATGGTTCTCTTTGGACATGGATTGCCTGACACGGTGAATAAAAATATCTTTTAAAGGAACAATGCCATGGGAATGAAAAAAGACGCATACAAATGAATAGACATGTGAAAGAATATCCAGTGATCTGGGAAGAACAAGTACGCTTTGTAAAACATGATAATACAGATCAAGACACTCAATGCCAAATGTTGTTGAAATTCGTTCCCGTAATACATCATGTAATAAAACACGTAAACGATACACAAGTAGACCCATGCAATATCGATGGTCTGTCGTATCCCTCGATCCACATAGTCTCTCCAGTGATTGAGGGACGTGATACATAAGACACCCATCAAGAAGCTAAAGTCATCGTGTTCCATTTGATAGAGCGCGAGTGAACTGAGGCCCATGAAACAACTCGAGAGACAGAGCCACTGACACATTGCAGTAAGAAAGTATTTTTATTCTAATCGGTTTACGTGATTAGAATAAAATAAAATTGAAGACATCGTAATAAGGAATGAAACGTAACATGTTTCAACAGAAGCAGATACATCCAATGCAACTACGAAAACGCCGCCGTCTTTCAGAAGTCGCTTATACCGGATTTAAACGGGTACGAATGGTGAAAAAAATCACTAGAAAGGATCCAACCGAAACCTTTCTCTTCCTCACCACGACAGCGGTAATGGTGGCAGCAGTGATCGGTTTCATGTATAGCTGTTTAATGATCGCAAAGATATTGTGATTTTTCATTAGAATATGTTGACATGCGTCAAGAAGTGACGCCTGCAGCACATGTCTTTCAATTTCAATTCATCCAGAAGTTCGCCTTCCACCGTCTTGTGGATCGACGTCTCGTCTAGGTATTGGATGTCCTCTTGGTTAGGAACCTCTTTGGTATGACCTTTCCGTTTGATGATCTCCTGAACATAGTAATTGTATTTGTCTCCAATCACTTTTCCACAGGTGAAACATTTCACAGGGATCAACATTCTTATAGAAAGGGTCTATTTTTTATTTCGTTCAATTTTACTACATAGGTTTTGTCTGTGTATAGTCTATATGCGAAACAATACAAATAAGAACACCGTCAGGGGAAGAAAGACCAAAAAGTTGTTGACCAACTATATCTTGAAAAAAGGCGACATTTGTTGCGAGGAGGACATTGACCGAAATTTGGCCATTGAAGACATTTTTGCACTGTATACAGAAATTGCAGACTTCATGTTTGAGAAAGAAAATTATTTAGACTATGTCAATAACGATCTTTTGATATTCATTGGATATAGAGTGTTCTTAGAGAAAGCAAACAACAAGCATGGGATGCGAATATGGGACGGGATGTCGCGTAAGATGGAGAAAGATGGAAAGATGGACAAAACGAGAATGATTGAACTTTTGAATGAAGTGCCATTGTATTATTTGTTGGCTTTCTTAGGATACGCTCAATACAAAAACAGACGAAATCAGGCCATCCTGGCCTTAAATAAAAAGTAGGTTAATCTATATGCCAAAACGTATCGACTGCATGCATACAAAGAAGAGTTATCGTTGCCGTCCCACCTTAGAGGAAGTTTGGAAAAAAGACTTCAAGGGACACATTCGCCATAGTCCAAATCGTATTCATTTTCGCTTGTTTAAAAAGGAAGCAACGCTTATCTATAACGATGAGAATATGGTATTTTTTCTAAAATTGCCAGACCAAACAAGGAAGATATCTCTCCTCCATAAAAATGGGTATCGTTTTCTGAAAGAAATCCATGAGAAGTTAAAGTGAATGGTGATAGATTTCATGTACCATCTTCATGTACTCCTTATAGTTATACGGTTCGATGTCTGCACCCAAATTCCCCTCGAACACATAGGGTCCATCGCAGGTGAGACAAACATCCCAGCCAATCAAAGGAACGACACCGAATTCTTTCCGATGTAGGTCGAGAAGCTGTCTACAGATCTCTCGAATGTAATCATTCTCTCTCCGAGACAAAAAGTCGCAATGATTGTTCTTACAAAAGGTAACGTCTGCCCCAGCTGCATGATTAGATGCAATCTTTTGTTGATTGGATTGTTTTCTTTCGTCAATGCTAAACACTTGAAACGTGGGATGAGAAACAGTATTTATTCTGAAATGTCTAGCCGTATCCACAAAACAATCGGATACGTATTCTTGTATGAGTTTGTCGTTGTATCGATACAAGGTCAATAGATCTGTTTGCATTCGTGTGATTTCTTCCCCTTGTATTTTCCGTATGTTTCTACCTTGTGTACCGTAATTCGGTTTTAGTATGAAGGTCGCATCTTGGTTTAGGTTTTTCATAGTATGAACGGGCTGGAGCTTCCCGTCGATAATATGAAAATAGATGATTGGCGTTTTTATATGATGGTCTGTAAAACAATGATACCAAAAGAGCTTGGATTGCATCTTATAGGGTAGTTCCTTGTCTTTGGATAAAGCGACGGGTATACAATACAAACATCCATGTAAATCAAACCATTCATCCCAGTTGGGTAACAAAAAAGAAATAATCGGAAAATAGTTGACATACAAATATAACCACAATCCCATACAGAGAAAGGAGTAAGGATTATCAATCTTGCAAAGGTGCCAGAAAAAATAATCAAGATGATGCATACTGTGTATATACATTTTTCGATCGATCGGCGCTAGAAGCATCAAACAGCCCGCAAATAGGACGATGTAAATATACACATAATATTTGAGTACATTCAATACCTTCATTATATCCATCCAACAAAAAGAAGGTTAAGAAACATTTTATTCTACATGCTATACTAATGAAAGATCCCTTCTTACAAAAACTTTCACATTATGGAGACATGTTGGCCATTCCTTTTTTCATTGGATTGTCTATTTATTTTATCAGGATCGAAGAGAAGACCGTGGCCGAATATATCCTGTTACTGTTTTCGATCAGTGGTGCCGTATTGGATAGCGTGTTTACCTATATTTATCTATTCAAATAAACGGTCAATAAACCCTGCAACAAAGCAAATAGACACATGACAATGGCTATTTTGATAAAGTCTTGTGTCGTGGGTAGTTCAAGCCTTGTTTGCTGGTTACTAAATCTACCAATGTTATAGTGGATCAAGTTCTCAAAAAGGTTGACGAATAGATAGACAAAAAAGGATATGACAATGATATGAACACCCGTGTGTGAAGTAATATACATTCATACAGGGCATATAAAAAGCGTTAAAAAGTATTTTAATCCATCATCGGGCGCTTTTCGGATTGCGTCACTAGGTCATAGAACAATGTACGCATCTCTTTCTCGTTGCCTTCAAACCACTCTTTTCCCGCCACCCGTGGAAACAGTGAATTGAATGCAGCAATTAGCCTTTCCTCAATTTCGACGTCATTCTCGCATTCTAGGATCAGTATCATGCGTGTGCCTGCCCGATAGGCTCGTAGCCGAGACAAATCATTTTTGGAAGAACGGCCTATTTTGTAACGGGTGGTGCCGACCAATTCGGCAGGTTGAATAAAGTACAGTAAACCCATTTTGCTTAAAGGATTACAGGTTTAAAAGGGGTCAATTTTTGGATAAATCCATTTAAATAAGACGTTCATACCTCTTGAATGAAAGCTGTAGCCGTATTTACCGGCATGATTGAAGGGACCGTTCATTTTACAGAGTGCGAACAAGGGATTGAGATTAAAGTCCATTTGAAAGGCTTTGAACCGAATACCCTCCATGGGTTTCATGTGCATGAAGCAGGTGACTTGACCGACCGTTGCATGAGTATGTGTGCTCACTTCAATCCTTACAACACACAACACGGTGGCCCTTTGTCTCGAGAGAGACATGTCGGTGACCTAGGGAACGTCAAGGCCAACGGAAAAGGAGAGGTCCATACCACCTTCTATGACGACTGTATCCGCCTACGAGGGACCAAATGTAATATTCTCGGTCGGGGACTGATCATGCACGAGGACGAAGATGACTTGGGTGAAGGAGACGAAGAAAGTCTACGCACAGGAAACGCTGGAAAACGTATCGCGTGTGCGGTCATTGGGTATGCAAAAGAAAATTTTAAACATTGATTAAACCTTAGACTAATGTTCAGATATACGGGTCGTCTTCGAACTCTTCTTCGTCGTCATCCAGTTCGATCTCTTCTTTCTTGATTTTGACAACAGAGTGCCCCTTATTGTATTCTTTTGTAAACATGGTCTTGACCTTTGTAGGCAATTCGATGGGACTAAACACTACATCTGAACCGTCGATAAGTTGATCTCGATTTAACTGAATGGCATCCATTCGTGAAATGATCTCCTGAATGACAGGCAAATCCTTCTTTTCTCCTTTCAACAAGGAAATTGGTTTCAAGAATATTGTTTGAATAGCATCGATTTCCTCGAGGCGCATGGACGAAGCAGATTGACCCCGCGCACGTCCCGCGTCTTCAAGAAATCGTCGACGTTTACCACGTGTCGAATTTTTACCAAGTAATTTAGGGAAGATCTGGAACGGACAAGGTCCCGATGTTTTACGAGATACCGCCACGGTGGAATGAACAACGTGAGGTAAGAGAGACCAATCCTGTGTGTTCCATTGTAGGGAACTAACGAGGTCTCCAAACGAAATCTCTTCAGATGCATGGACGGCTTCGTCTAATGTCCGAGAGGCCGATATGTACGCTTCTTGCACCATCAAAGGAACCATAGTGTAATCGACATAGACACAATCCTCGGCATCCGAAAGGGGCAGATGACGTTGGGACATTAGTTTTTGGGTTGCGGAAAACAAATCCAAACGAAGAGATGGATCTTTTTCAGAGGATGCTGTACCAAACTCCAGTTGGTTCAAGAGCGAACGAATATCATTCCCGTTCTGTTCGCATAAGACC